GGTGGCGGTGAGACCCAAAAGCGCAATCGCGTCCAGGATATCTTTGCTGCGACGAACTCTGATGGATTCGCTGGCTAACAAGCTGGGAATCAATGGGTGGCTTTCGCTAAACGAATTTGTAAAGTACTTAGCCGAAAGTCACCCTCAACATAAGATCTCCTATCCCACTGCTTTGCGCATGGTAAATTCGGGGAAGTTGAGGGTGACGACAGTTGGGGTAACTTACAGAGTCTATCAAGCGGAAGTCACCCGTTACCTGCGAGAAGGCAACTACAACCCAACTCAACCGAGCGTTGTACAGCCAATAGTAGCGCCGGTTATTCCTAGCATCCCCTCATTCCAAACACCCGATTCATCTACAGCGCAAGCTGAACAAGCCAAACCCGTAATGTCTTCCAAGACGTTATACCCTATTCTTCAGATTCCAGAGGATACATGATGTCAATAGAATCTCAGCCCCATTCCCAACAAATCGTACGCCGTGCATTCGTTCTTCTTTCCGGCGGTATGGATTCTACTACCTGCCTGCACAAAGCAATTCATGATTATGCACCTAAAAGCGGATCAATCTATGATGACTCTGCTATGGTTCAAAATGCAATGGATATGGCTGCTGTTTCCTGGGTGGAAGCAATTTCTATTGATTATGGACAACGTCATAAGAAAGAAATGGAGTATGCCAAAGCAACTTGTGAAAAGTTTGGAATCAAGCATACGATCCTTGACATCGGAAACATCCTTTCAGGCAAGTCTGTTATGCTTACCCAAGAGGGTGCAGATGCAGGAGTTGCTGTACCGGACATTTCTTATTCCGATATTAAGGGAGTCTCCCCAACATATGTACCTTTCCGGAACGGTACCCTCTTGTCAGCCATTACGGCGCATGCGCAAAAATGGGTGAATGAAGGCCAACAAGTCAAAGATGCAGAACCCTCTTTAGATCGTGAAATGAATCGTACGACTGTTATGGCTCACGTAGAGAAGCGGGAAGCTGGGATTTATTTTGGTGCACATAGTGAAGATGCTCAGAATTGGGCTTATCCTGACTGTACGCCAGAATTTATTGGAGCAATGGCAAATGCTATCTACATTGGCACCTATCATGCAATTAGGCTTCATGCACCACTTCAGTGGCTCAACAAAGCCGAGATTGTCAAGCTTGGCTATGAATTGAATGTGCGATTTGAAGACACTTGGTCTTGCTACAAAGGCGAATCATATCAGTGCGGTAAATGCCCAACATGTTTGTCACGCATTGAAGCTTTCAAGATTGCAGGTGTTCCGGACTTTACCACCTATGAGTCCCATCTGACACCTTATGACCCTAAATCGGGTGATGTGCCTTTCTAACCTGGTTGTGTAGTTACGATTGTACTCTGCTATGGTTGACTTTAAGCGAATGGCAGAGTACAGACGTAAACACAGAACGTCTTCAGGTAAAAAGGTAGATAGCATGCAAGATCTTGAACTCGTACCATCAGGATTTCGATCACCGGACAAATGTTATGAACTACGCATTCGTGATTATGATGGTGTTGAAGTTAATCACGTGCATATTGCATACGTAGGATTGCATACTGCTTTAACCCTTGAACAGATTACTAGCGGAATATCTTTCAAGTGGGGACATCCGTATTTGTCTGGTGATCCTGCAGCACAACTTCAAACATGTGTATTCTGCGGCGAAACTCTCCCGAGAGTGTGCAAGACGGGGACTGATATTGAAGACACAATAAAGAGGTTCCCTGATAATACTAACCTCAAAGAACCTAAGCCCAACTTACTTCGCGGTAAGTGCGATGAAGGATGGCTCAAGTATAATGCAATCAAGACAACAATCGAACAGGAGAACAAGCTGTGACACTTGATGACTTCATCAAACACATGCAACAAAAAATCTCTGAATTTGATGCTTATTACCGTGATGGCCTTATTAATGGGTTTGAAGGTAATAAAGAGCACAAATTTGAAGACAATCTGAATCTTGCCGAGTGGGATGAACAATTCATTTCATGGTATGAACTTAACGGAGAATAAATTATGGCACGGATCAATAGTGAACATAAAGAAGGTGAAGCTCGCATTCGTGTTGAGCAGCAAATTGATGGACGCATGGGAAGATTTGAATCTACCAAGACCTACAATCACTCTGTAGGTCTTTCATGCTGTTTCCGTCAATGGCGCGCTGAATCTCATTGCAAGTTTCTCCACGGTTATGCAATCAAGGTACATTTTGTCTTTGAGACCAATGAACTTGATGTACGCAATTGGGCTGTTGATTTTGGCTCGCTCAAGTCTTTGAAAGGTTGGTTAGAAGATCTTCTGGACCACAAGACTCTAGTTGCAACTGATGATCCAATGTTCCACCATTTCAAGGTTATGGAATCTGTAGGAGCAATGCAGCTTGTTGAAGTTGAAGCCACGGGTTGCGAAGCAATGGCTTTCATGATTTACCAGTATGCTGAAACATGGCTTAAAGATAACGGGTATTCTCCAAGAGTCCTGTTGCGTAAGGTAACCGTGTCTGAGCATGAAGGCAACTCAGCAAGCTACTACATCGTTTAATTCAACACTACAATAATTCAACAGCACGGGTGTAATATGGTAACTCCAACAGATCAGCAATTGAAGAAGCGATTTCCGGTAATGGAGATCTTTGGCCCCACTATCCAAGGTGAAGGGCTCGTAGCAGGTACTCAAACGCATTTCATTCGTTTCGGGTATTGTGACTACAAGTGTACGAAGTGTGACTCTCTCCATGCAGTCCTTCCTGAATCTGTCAAGAAACACGCAACGCTCATGACAGTCACCGAAATCATGGACAGACTTGTGGGTGATAACTTTGAAGCTGATGTTCCGTGGGTTACGCTTTCTGGAGGTAATCCCGCAATGCATGATTTGGAATATCTTGTCATGACGTTACAAGAACACGGATTTAAGGTTGCAGTGGAAACACAGGCAACTCTTTCACCTCTCTGGCTTCATCAAGTTGATGTTCTTACACTCAGCCCAAAACCTCCAGGTATGGGTGTTGAATTCGAACATGATAAATACTTCACATGTTTGGATAAGTTCAAAAACCATCCAGGACTCAATATTAAGATTCCTATCTTCGACAGAAAGGATCTTGACTTCGCTGTGAATATTTGGGATGAGTCGGGATCATGGATTGGGCATCGTGACATCTTCTACCTCTCTCTTGGCAATCCTTGGCCCCCAAGTTCCGGATTGAATCCAGACCACATTGATGAACCAGTGTATGCAAAGAAAAATGCAGTGCTGACAGATGATGAACACATTGCATTGGCTCTAATTGATCGTTACAAAGAAGTGTATAAGATGATCAATGAACACCCAAATCATACCACTCTGGCTATGTACCGCTTCCTCCCACAACTCCATGTACTTCTTTGGGGTAATGCACGCGGTAAATAAAAGACCTGACTAGCGTTTTGGCACTAGATTTCTGATTTGGGTTGTGATATAATAAAATTACTGCAGCAAGCAGTGGTATTTAACGGAGACCAATATGGCTTTATTCGCACCTGTATGTCCGCCAAGGATTTACAAAGAATTGTTCAAAGATCCAACAACAAAAGGAACATACTTCCTTCTACTTGCACATGAGGTCTTTGCAAATGAATTTGCGTATGCAGAACTCTTCAATCCCAAGTCAGTAGATCTTAATGAAGGCGATTTGCGTTGGGTGCATTTGGACAATTCTGTAATCGAACTTGGTTCATCTGTGTCAATGGATTTGCTGTGGGATGCTGCTAACATTGTGAATGCAGATACCATTGTATTGCCAGATGTTCTTTGCAATGCACAAGGTACAATTGACACTACATTGAAGAGCTATGAAGATTTCATGCGTTTGAAAAATGCAGTTGCTCCAGGCAATGCAGGTGCATCCCGTGAATGTGTGATTATCCCACAAGGCGAAACAATGTCTGAATGGGCGCGGTGTTTGGAAACATTGACCAAAGAACTCAAACCCGAAAACATTCCCTGGGTAGGTGTTCCGCGGAACATTACAGGACGCATTGATACTACCCGTTTGAATGCTTTGCGAATCATTGAAGGGATGTTACCGAAAGCAAGTATCCATTTGATGGGTTTTAGCAATGATATGGGTGATGATTTCATCTGCTCAATGCGCCCTTCAGTTGTTGGAATTGATAGCGCAGCGCCTCTTCGTGCGCCCAACTTCACGTTCTCTGGAAAAGTGGGCCCTCGCGGTAATTGGTGGAACACTGTTGAATATGAGCCTTTCATCGCAGATAATGTGCGTTATATTCGCAAGCTTCTTGGCGATGATCCGGTTAGTGATTTGCACATGCAAAGAAAACAGTTGAATCCTTCGACAAGATTACAAACGCTATTCTTGCAATAATGTCTACAGGCCAGTAAGATAACAGGTTAACAGGTTAACAATACATAACCCCTCCAAATATGAATGAATGTGTCATGGAATCTACTGCATGTAATTGTAATTGCGTGTTTGGAGGGGCTCAAGTCAATGGAGCTGGGGATATTACTTCTCCAGTTGTCATTATAGGCGAATCGCCTGGAGCGGTAGAACTTGTTAAAAAGCGTCCTTGGTCTTCAGGTATGCATCAAGTTGTAGATGAAGCAATTGCTGATGCATACAAAGCTTTGGGAATTGAAAAGCCTTTTGGCTTAGTACCATTGCAATTAAATGCCCTTGCATGTATGCAGCGCACTCAGAAAGATCCTGCGAAGCTCGTAGCAGCTGTAAATGCTTGTCGTCCAAGGCTTTTGGAGATCATCAAGAGACATCCTCGAAAGATCATTATTTGCATGGGTAATGCTGCTATATGGTCTCTTACCGGTGATTCTTCATTAAAGATTACCAAAGTACGCGGAACTCGTTTTCCATCAGCTTTAAGTGAGCATGGGATTGTAGCGACTGTACATCCATCATTTCTTCTTCGCGGTGCAGGTAATTATCCGCAATTCAAAGATGACTTCAAATTTGTCATTTCTCTTCTGCATTCTACGCCACTTTCAAAACCGTCACGCGATGATAAGGGATTGCATGTACCATATAGGTTGGTGCGTACTCAAGATGAATTAGAACAAGTACATACTTTCTTGCAACTCCTGCCTGCTGGTACTATTGTAGGGTCAGACATTGAAACTTCAGGCTTTCATTTCTTACAGCCCAATGAGATATTCACCCATTACCCATCAACCAACAACATTCTTTGCTATGGGATGTATACCGAAGGGGAATGCTTCATTATTCCCCAAGATATGTATTCCAAGGAATTATTTCCAGAACATTTGAAGTTTGTTTGGCATAACGGAAAATTCGACGTTAAATTCTTTTGGCATCATGGTGTTACAAATGCTCGTGTAGATGAAGACACGATGTTGATGTCTTATGGTTTGAATGAACGCCGTGGTATTCATGATTTGGATCAGGTAGCTGCAGATCATTTGGGAACACCAAATCACAAAGATATGCTTGAAGCCCACCTTCCAAAGAAGCGTACTTCATATGCGAACATTAGTCCTGAAGTCTTGTATCAGTATCTTGCATACGATGTGTATAAGACTTACCATCTTCATGGAGTCCTCAAACCAAAAGTTCTGGCTGATGCTAATACATCAAAGCTTTATACAGGCCTCTTTATTCCAGCATCCCAATACCTTGCGGAAATTGAATACAACGGTTTGCCTTTAGATCGTGAATGGACTCTAAAGAACCTTGAAGAGATGACTCTTGAGGCTGCAAACTGTGAAACCAATTTGAATAGCTATTCCCGTGAAGTGATGGGTGTTGATGTTAATCCACGTTCACCGAAACAACTTCAAGAGCTCCTGTATAATCGTCTTAAATTAGCTCGTCCGGGTACGGGTACAGATGTTGATACGCTTGATACATTGCCAAATCATCCAGTGGTTACAGAGCTGAAAAAGTATCGCAAAGTACATAAAGGCCTTTCTACGTATGTGCAATCAGCTCTTGATAATGTCCAAAGTGATGGGAGAGTTCATACTTCATTCCTTATCCATGGTACTGTTACAGGACGCTTAGCATCAAAAGATCCTAACCTTCAAAACATTCCACGACTTCCTAAGCTTCGTGGGCAATATGCAGCACTTCCAGGTTTTGTGTTTATTGAACCGGATCTTAATCAAGCTGAATTGCGTTCTCTTGCATGTATGTCTGGCGATGATAATCTTTGCCGTATTTACAACACTGAAGGGATGTCGCTGCATGATGAAGTCCGTGATTTCATTTTTGGAACTCCCAATATATGGACTCCGGAACAATTAGAAAGATACATTGCGCAATTCAATGCATGGCAAGATACTCCTGAAAAGTCTTTGAAGTTGTTGCGTGACGAGCAAAAGATGATTGCTAAGAACGTGAACTTCGGTATTGTGTATGGAATCACTCCATATGGGTTAGAAGCACAAATTGAGAGGCCTGTTGGAGAATGTGAACAATATATCAATGCGTGGTTTACCCGTTTCCCAAAAGCAAAGACTTTCATTGATAATTGCAAAGATGCTGCAACATATGGAAGGGATATTGTTACAGTCTATGGCCGTAAAAAGCGTGGCGGTATCGTAACATTGGAGAAGCTTCGTGACCTTCAAAATGAAGCATCAAACTTCCCGCATCAAGCAACTGCATCTGACTTTATGTTAGACACGGGTATTAGAATGCGGAAAACATTGAGAGATAAGTTCAAGACTACTGTACATAATACCGTACATGACTCTGTGTTGTTGATGACTCCTAAAGATATCCCCCTGATCAAAGAGGTGGTAGAGTATACAACTACAGAACTTGCTAATACCCCAAAGAGAATGGGGATGACACGAGTACCTTTCAAAGCAGATGCTAAGATCGGTTATCGTTGGGGACACTGTATTGAATCTGAAAAATGGCTTAAATTGGAGGCTGCATAATGCGTGTTAATTACATTGAACAAAAGACAAAAGAATTCTGGGAACTTAGCATGCGAATTGAAGGCCGTGGAAAAGCTATTGGAGCAGGCAATGCTATTACAATAATCAATAACCTCTACAATGAAGTTGCAACCACGAGGCCGCTATGTAAACGTATTCTGGCAACAAGGGAGATGGTAATTCAATGCAAGAGCATTAAACCGAAGCAATCCAAAGTACTCGTATTCCCAATCAAAACAAATGTCAATGCAGGTTAATCATGTCGTATGTTATTCAGACAAGCTCTAATACAGATCAATTACGTAACATTCATGTAATTTTGGATACCATTGATCCTATCCATGCTAGGCTTCCTCTATTTGCTAACCAGCTTTCAGAAGATGTCTGGAAGGATAAATACGCTTACAAAGCGGCTAATGAACAAACACTCAAAGAAACAGCCCAACGTGTTGTTGATGGTGTGTATCGTGCAGAGCGAAAAACAGCAGCAAATGTTTTTGAATCTGATGCTGCGATGATTATGCGCGATGCTACGGTTGATGCAATTGTAAAAGGTTTATTCATGCCTGCAGGGCGTATCTTAGCAGGTGCTGGAACCACTAAACGCGTTACACTGATGAATTGCTATGTGAACTCTCATGTTGAGGATTCAATGCAAGGAATCATGAATTCATTAACGCATTGCGCTCTTACGATGCAGCAAGGTGGTGGTGTAGGTACGTGTTTCTCGTCTATTCGCCCAAAGAATTCCATCCTTAAAGCCCTTGGAGAAGGTGCTGCAGCCTCTGGCCCACTTCCATTCATGGATATGTGGAATGCAATGTGTCAGACAATCATGTCTGCAGGTTCTCGTCGTGGCGCTATGATGGCGACGCTTAGCGATACACACCCAGATCTGATTGACTTCATTAAGGCAAAGCAAACTCCAGGAAGGCTGACCAACTTTAATTTGTCCATCTTGATCTCAGATGCCTTCATGGAAGCGGTTCATGACAATGAAGAGTGGTTGTTGTATTTCCATACTGAACCAATTGCAGGATCTCGGGAACCTGAAATTGCTGAATATGACTTTGTTGATGATGATGGACGTCAACAATATGTATACAGTGTTTGGAAGGCTCGTGAATTGTGGGATTTGATTACCCATGCAACCTATCAATATTCTGAGCCTGGTGTAATCTTCATTGATCGCATCAATCAGATGAACAACCTCCAATACCTGGAAACAATTGATTGTACAAATCCTTGTGGTGAACAACCGCTTCCACCACATGGTACTTGTAATTTGGCTGCGATCATTTTGTCGCGTATGGTGTTGAACCCATTCACACCTCAAGCAACATTCAACTGGGACCTTCTTCGTACTGTCACACGTCTGGGAGTTCGCTTCCTGGATAATGTCATTGATGTCACCAACTATCCTCTTGACGAACAAGAATATGAAGAAGTTAACAAAAGGCGTCTAGGTCTGGGAATTACAGGACTTGCAGATGCTCTTGCACAGCTTGGATTGAAGTATGGTTCAGTTAAGGCATCTAAGTTTGCAAATGATGTCATGCAAGCAATTGCAATTGCTGCATATGATTACTCGGTAGACCTCGCCATTGAAAAAGGTAAGTTTGCTTTGTATGATCCAGTATTCTTAGAGCAGGGATTTGCTGCAAAGAAAATGCCTGGGTGGCTTCGCAAACGAATTGAAGATCATGGTATCCGTAATGGACTTCTACTCACCATTGCACCCACTGGGACAACATCTATTGTGTTTGGGAATGTATCGAGTGGTGTTGAACCTGTGTTTGCACATCATATGAAGCGTAAAGTATTGCAGAGGGACAATTCGTGGAAAGACTCAAACAACTACAGCTTTACACATATGCTGTGGTGTGTTGCGAATAATCTGCCCTTTGATACTGAAGTGATGCGACCTGAACACCTCGTAACCGCATCAGACTTAACCATTCAAGAACACATCAGAATGCAAGCAGCATGTCAAGAGTGGGTTGATTCGTCTGTATCCAAAACAGTTAACATTCCAACTGAAATGTCCTATGATGATTTTGTGAGTGTATATGCACTTGCGTATGGATCTGGATGTAAAGGATGCACTACTTACAGGCCATCCGAAGTCCGTGGATCTATTTTGGAAGAGGTCTCCAAATCTACCATAGCCAATACTCCAGGCGCTAACAGCAATACATCTGACAATCCACCTAAAGTTTCCCCAGAAACTCTTGGACGTCCAGATATCTTGTATGGTGCAACTCATAAAGTACGTTGGCCATCGATGTCTGCTGCAATGTATATCACCATCAATACCGATGAAAACGGTAAGCCCTATGAAATGTTCTTCGCATCCAAAGATGCAAGACATTCAGACTGGATGACTGCATTGACGTTGATGATCAGTGGTATCTTCCGTTCAGGTGTTGATCCATCATTCATTCCGATTGAATTGAAGCAGGTTACATCTATGCATGATACCGCATGGATTAAATCAAAGTTCTACGCTTCGCCTGTAGCATATATTGGGAATGTGATTGAGGGGCATTTGAACCACTTGAATACTCCATCTTCACCCACAACCCCAGCAACCGCAACCACTACAACCCCCACACCTCCTGAAGTAAAGGAAGCGCCTCGTGAGTATGCAATACGCACTGAACCCTTGGTTAAGGGAACGAATGAAGTTTGCCCCGATTGCCAAGCTCCTGCAATTATTCGGACTGAAGGATGCCGGAAATGCACCAACTGCACCTACAGCTCCTGCGCGTAATCTAAGTCTGATTGACTTCCTTACAACAGATCCTAGAGCTTCATTTGAGGCTCTGGGTAAAGAATTCAAGCGACAACATACCACAGCACCCAAAACCTTAATCCGGGAACTAGATGAACTCTGTCATGAAATTGCAATGGAGAAACACAAAATGATACACGCTGAAAAAGATGTTCCATTCACTACAGATGCTGCAAAAGCCCGAGAGGTCGCTCAAGCACAAATGAACCCAAAACCCTCTAAGCTTGAGACCGCAAATGATGTGGTTCAAGCGACAAAACATGACTATGGTAAAATGCAAGTACATTTAATCCCTGCCCGCGCATATCAAGCTGTTATGGATGAATGGCGTGCATTCCTTGAACCCCCGCAGGAGTCAAAAGTAGTTCCTGATTACGCATGGCTTGCAATGTCTTTATTACAAGATTTCAAATCAGGTAATGGTGGTACAAACATACTTGCTCGTGCGGGTGTTTGTACTATGTTTGCACTGGGTAATGCCGCTACCCCCATACCCGGTGCATCTCCAACAAGAGCTGCTCGCTCTGACTGGATTTGGGCAAAACATGAGGTCTCTAAAGTTTTTGTGTATGGCGCTGCAAAATATGATGTTGGTAATTGGCATTCGGGAAATGGATTCAAATGGTCTCGGCTCCTCTCTGCCGCTGAGCGTCACCTTGATTCCCATTTTGCGGGTGAGCTCTTTGACACTGAATCTAAGTTTTACCACCTGGCGCATGCAATGTGTTGTATCTTAATGCTCTTGGAACACATCATTACAAGACATGGTGAAGACGACCGTCATCCAGCCCAATACAAATACATCCCTCTCTAACTTCCACCCCAACACAACAGGAACTAAAATGGCATACGATTCTACACTCGGTAGTGAAATTCATAAGTACCTCAAAGATCTGGGTATTGAAACCCCTCTTGCAACCAAACGATTAATTGGTCCAAATACCTCGATAGGCGATGCTATGGAGATCACTTCACCGTCTTATGTGCTTGAGGACTCATTTAAGACAGTCATTAGTGTAATTGGCTTGGACTTGAATGACGACTCCATTCGAGACACACCTAAACGTTTGGCAAAGATGTACCTCAATGAAATTTGCCATGGATTGGATTACTCAAACTTTCCAGCATGTACCACAGTCGAGAACAAGTTCAAATATGATGAGCTTGTAGTGGTTCGCGACATTGAAGTTAAGTCTTTGTGCGAGCACCACTTCATGCCAATCATGGGGAAAGCTACAGTTGCATACATCCCCCATACTAAGGTTCTTGGCCTTTCTAAATTCAACCGGATTGTAGAGTTCTTTTCCAGGCGCCCACAAGTGCAAGAACGCCTAACTGAACAGATCTCTGCAACACTCCGATTCATCTTGGGCACCGAAGATGTGGCTGTGATCATTGCTGGTGAACATTATTGCGTCAAGTTCCGTGGAATTGAAGATATGTGTTCAGACACGGTAACATCAAAGGTGTCTGGACGCTTCCGCACAAAACCGGAACTCCGCGCAGAACTCACAGCACTTATCAACATGTAACAGGAGGAAGGAAATGCAAAAGGAATTTTTGATTTCGTCAGTTGATTTGACATATGATAATGAGTTTGGTCCAGGACAATCGTGGACTGTAGGAAGAAATGAGATCACCAAAATAATCCTAACTGACAAGCCGGGAGAGTATTGCGCAATACCATACATTCAGGTTTGGAAAGGTGACTTCTTATTTGCAGAAACATGCCAACACAAAATTGCATGCATCTACTTTAATCGGCCTGATGCGACCTCAACACCTAAGACCAACGAAGAGTTGCCATTAGTTGAAGCTCCCAAACCTGTAATCAGCGAACCCAAAGTCGGTGAGACCAAGGTCGGTGAGATTGACCCAAGAGCACTTGACTCATTGGTTGAAGAGGTTAAGGGTACAACAGGATTCGACATCACAGCCCTTAACTTTGAAGCTAAACTTGAGCCAGAACCAGATACAGGCTCTTTCTTAGCCGCACAGCCCTTCATGCAATATCGCTCATAACACTAAACAGCAAAAGGGCTCGAAGCAGGAGGTTTCCACTTCGAGCCCACCAGGAGCAAAGATAGCAGGGACTATCTAAGACCAACCCTCCTGGTATCTGTTAAAGGGGTCAACGTGTTAATGATGTCTTCCCCTTACAATTATCCCGATAGAACACTTTCACTGATGTCAGCTTGATTTGAGTTACTTCACGCAATGCATCTATTTCAGCATCAGTCAGTTTAAATTCCCCATCGGAATATAACGTACGCTTCAGCATTTCACAAGCCTCTGATACCGTGACAGGAGACTTCTCTGATCGTCCAAAATCACAGCGCTTTAGACCTACACCACTTGTAGCTAGTAGGCTTATGCTGATCAAGAGCTTAATCATCTTTCAATACCTTGCGGCGTTCTTCAGGCGTCATATCTTTGGATTGTTGGACTGCTTTATCCACCATTCCTAAGGCTTCGTTCAAAGCTTGCATTTGGTTTGCAAACTGTTCAGCAGCCCATTGTTTCTTCAATTCAGCCTGGTCTATTTTGCGAGTGATCCAGTTAGCCAAGGAAAGAAGCCCTAGGGCCAACTGGATCATTTGTTTGGCAGTTAAAGCCATTACATCACGCCTAACTTACACCAACGAGGGCTTTTTGTTAGGCGTCATGTAAACGGCAATATAACCGACAACCCAGGCAACGCCAGCAGCAATCCACGTTTCGAACTGCGGCGGAATGTCAAAGGCAAGAAGGGCTTCAATAAACTTGACCACAACGCCTCCGATGCCATTACCGCTAGATGCTGTCTCTGCGGCTGTTGCAAGCAATGCGCCAATATAAGCCTTGGCTGCTTCAAGATTGAATTTCATGTCATTCTCCTAGTTGGTAGTTGGTTATTACCCCAGACTGCTGAGGCGCCATTCTAACCCAAACACATGGTATGTGATTGTGGTTAAACTTTATACCCGGGCTGCTTGAATATGCATCCAGTCGAAATCTTTTGCGGGTCCAAGACCTACCCAACCTTCTTCTGCCCACAACTTCCACCATGTCTTGTAGTCAGGATGAGCAAATTGTGCGGTTGTATGGTTTTCACGCAAGGTATTTTTTTGAGGGTTCCAATCAACAGCAATTCCATAAGAATGCATTGACCATTTAGTACCTCCACGCATAAGGCGCTTTACATAAGAGCCCCCACACACATCAAGGTCTAAACGTTTGATCTCTTCCAACCCATAAGCATCGAGGACTCGTCCAAGGACTCTCTCAACACTGTTAGCAACTTTTTCGTGGAAGTCCAAAGTTTTGAACTTGATGTTCATGTTACCTGCATACCATACATCATAAGGCATTTTGACCGCCACAAGATACTTTGGGATTTTATGCACATTCCCATAATATGACTCTACTGAGCTCTGAGTTGGCCAAATGTTCTTAACGGTTGCAGGGAGCGTAAGGTTTGAAGGCTTTACAATCTCTGCATCCCGTTCAATGATTGGTTCAGGGAACAAGGTTTTGATTGTTTTTGGGCCTGCAATTCCATCAACATAGAGGCCGTTCATACGTTGGAATTCGCGAAGCGCTTTACGAGAGAGCTCCCCAAAAATTCCATCGACCTCTCCTTTGTAGATTCCCAAAGCTTTGAGAGCCTGTTGGATTTGTTTGGGTGATTTGGTTGGTGCAGTAGTAGCCATGTTTACCTCCTTGGCTGTTAAATATTAACCACAACGATACCAGCATGCTGCCGCAGAACTCCAGCGCAAGGTAAAGAACCCATCTGCTGCAAGAGTAGTAGGTCCGCCTCTTACTGTTGATCCGTTGCCATTGATTGTCAAAGCTGTGATTGCTGATCTAGATGCAACCGTAAGGGCATGACCATCTTTAACGCTTGATGATACAGGAAGCGTAAGAGTATGTCCTGCAATAGTTGCAGTATGGTCAAAGTACAACTCACTTACCGTAGCTGCCGGTGATGTTGTTCCGCCGTTAGCAGCCACAACACGTGTAACTGCTACAGCCAGAGATTTGGTCAGTTGGAGTGGGCCATTTAGATAGTTTTGCCAATCAGTGTTCTGATAAATACCCCAACGATTAGCACCAAGCCCAGCTAATCCGCCACTACTAGCCAAATAGAGTTGGTAAGCATTTGTTACAGTCCTATTGGCTTGAGAAGCAATGAAATTGATATACACTCCATATGCATCATCGATAGCTACCGCAGGTGTGGCTGAAGATCCGCCGACGTTTATTTGACTATACAAGCCATAACTACGTGCAATTCTCGCAGTATCACCAGTAAGCGTGACAAGGGCATTTACACTGCGAACATCATCAAAGCGGTTGAAAGCAGCATCACTACAAGTAATGTTGGCGTTGCATTGAATTACTTGATAATCCCCAAAGCCTGCGGTATTTGATCCTTGATCTGCTTGAATTACATTGTATACACCATACACCGTGTTGTTAAAGGTTGTAGAGTTTTGAAAGTCTATTTCAACACTATTGTATATTCCATACCAAACGCGTGCCGCAGTAATAGTTTCATGCGTAATGAATATGTCGTTCCAAATGCCCTGCCTTGAACTGTTAGCGGTGAATGATTTTGTGATATTAACTCCTCTGGATACTGAAGACGGCGATGTTCCAACAACAACTGTATCTGCCTTAGCTTCACCGGAAATAGTTGCCTTCGCAGCTACAATGGTTGCATCACCTAATGTTCCCGAAGCCGTGAACGAATAGGTATTGGTTGTATCATTGAAGTCGATGTAAGAGTCAGTGACACCTCCTGTGGGGACTTTGAAGTGTTGTTTCAACCCAATAGTTTGCAACAGATTATTACCCGCATTGCTTGCACCTGCACCACCACTATAACCCATGTAGGTAGTGTTTGTAGTGCCATCTTGATAAATACCAAATGCTCCCAGAGTATCGAATGCAGGTAAAGACACTTTAACCTGTGCTTCATACGGCCAGTTGTTAGAAGAAGATGCTCTCATCGCTGCTTTAGAATGAGCTCCAAACACTTCCAATGCATAGTCTTGTTCATAAGATGCAAATCGTGCAACACGCGCTTCAATCTTACGCGGATCCAGGATAGCGACTCCGAAGTTGTCATATTCGATAATTGAATTGCCAGAACCAATTACCAAACCTCTTGAAATCGGAATGATCTTGTATACGCCTGTGGTAGGGATAGAAAAGTCCTCGTTAGTGACATTAGCAACATCAATGGTGTAGGAAGTTGCTCCAATTGGATTTGAATAACGTCCAGTGACATAACCTGTACCTGTTTTAAGCACAGCAATGAATTCACCGCCATTTGGTGAGAAGTACTCAAACCCTAGGGACCCTACAGCAATGTTTGTATACAAACTACCCGCGGTTAGGCTTACTTCAGGGACTTTGGATGCTTCAACCACATACTGATAGTTTTTATTAGCGGGGGGTGTAAATGTAGTCAATCCTGAAACAGATGTCAAGAAACCGATACTAGCCCCAAGATAGCTACCTGCACGATAAGAAACATCACGCCCAAAAACAAAGATACTCCCACTGGCGGGAAATGGTAAACCCGCATCAGCAGTCCAATTCAATGCATTATAAGCAATAGTTCCTGAACCATCATACTCAGGCAACATTCGGATTGGAATGCCTGTAGGTACGATTATATCACCCTTTTTGATGTTGTAGTTTATTCCAGACGCACCTGTGAGTGTTGTTGTTGTTTTCCCGGTATACCTCATGAAGTGTGTAAAGTTGGTAGAGGTGTTAATAATTAAAGCAGATCCACCCGCACTGGAAAAGTCAGTTGTATCTTCCAGCGTTATGGTTGTGGTTGTATTAAGCGATGCAGGCTTAGTAACAGCTGCAACAACAAGAGAACCGGCATCGGCAAACCAACCACCAATGATCTTCTTACCCCTAAAAGTATCAGCCATCAGCGTACCATCAATTTTGTTGGGTACCCCTGAAAGCTGGGTTGAAATTGTTTGCACAGTTTCATCTCCGGAAGATATGTGAGCCCATTTGACATAATAAGTTGTCAATGGTGTAAGATTAGGTATAATGAATACTGACTGACGACCTTGCCCGACAAGATCTGCATCTGTAGGGGTGAAGTTATTTACTGTAGAACACCAGACTTTAGTAAAAGCCCAATCATCTACGTATTCACCCCCTGTACGTGTGGGGTAATCCAAAGCTAATGTGAGTGATGAAATGCCTGCAGTAATTGTATTTGCCATGATAACCCCTAAGTAATGCTCCTGTAAAGATATGAAGCCACGCATGATGCGGGACTGTAATTTCCAGACTTGTCACGCATTCGACAAGCTACTCGGTATGTAACTCCTGTTGAAGAGAGTCTGGGTATTGGGAAAGTTGCGATTGCAATGTCTGCTAAGGGTGTTGTGCTTTGTACAATAGCACAATCAGGATCACTCCAGAAATTGTCTGTAGTTCCTGAAACTACTGCATCGGGGGTATCATCCCCAGAAGTTGCGCCTGCACGTACTTGACCAAAACGGAATTCATAACAATCAAAATCTACAGGCTTTGCAGGAAATCCTGTAAGTGTGCATCTTAGATCGTTTCCTACGCGTGTTAAAGTAGCTGTAGTACTTGCCATAGTTGCAGGATTTACAACATCATGTGTAATTGTCACCGCTGCGGCTGAGTAATTTTTAAGCGCATCAAAGGCACGCAAATAAAAAGTAGAGGTTGCATTATTGGGTATAGTATTGAGAATGCATTCAGATACATTACCTTTGTATCTGAAACCCGCGGTGCCCCATCCAGAGTTTGCTGCACGAATTTCATAACCGGCAATCACAAATGAACCTTGCACAGCATCTTCCCAAGCCAACCCAAGATTTAATGAACCGTTCAAAACCTTCATAGGTGTTTGGGTAGGTACTGGAGGAGTTCCAGGACGCGTAATGGTTAAGGTTGGTGAAGCAACCGTAGCTGAAGAATTTCCTGCAGTATCATAGGTACGAATATACCAGATTCTAGCAGTGCCCGCAACCGCTGGAATGACGTTACAAAAAGCATCGGGGCCTTTATATATGAAGCCTGCAGTGCCCCATCCGGAATTAACTGTGCGAACCTCATAATGAGAGAAGTCCACAATATCAACAGGATCCCATGAAAGAACAACTAAACCAAGGGGGTCTATAGTAGTTATCGGGTTTGTAACTCCAGAAGGCTTTGCTTTACGGCCAGTGACAATATGATTTGCACTAAGGACTTTAGGACCTGGAACGCCATTCACACTTTCATACCAAATGCGCATTTGGTAGGTTTCGCCTTCAAGTACATCCCTAAAAATAATCTGGGTTTTTGACACGGGAACACTTATACGCCCTGACCATCCAGAGGATCCTGCTCTTCGAATTTCACCTACAACGAACTGAGCATTCACAGGCCGCGGAATAACGTGTTTGAATGTCAATGAAATGCCGTAGCTATACGTTTTAGACGTAAGTTTAAGCATGGTTGATTCATCGGATTGCATTGATACAATTGTAGGCGATACCGTAATTAATTTTTGCATCAATACGGGAGGTAGTGTGATATTTGAGTTGAATGCCGGGATAGCCCCAGAATCAGAGGTATAGACAGCGGGTGCGTAATCTTGCAACGTAAGCTGAGCGCCACCATTTTCGAGCATTTCTTTTTCAAGAACAACCAATTCCACACTCTCGGCATTGAGTGTTCCAAACAATACCAGATTACCTGTAGCTGCTTGAATTGTAGTCAGTGTTGACGTAACAGTGATGTCTGTGTAGTACCCGTCAATGCCTTTAGCTGCTACAATCCTGGTAATACTTGTGTTATCTGCAAGCCTGATTCGAATAGTGTATTGAATTCCTGCAGTCATTGGTACAGGAGTGTCTAAGACTAAAGAAGTTGTTGTTGGGCGGCTTTTGATGCGTGCAGATCCAAGACCAAAGCGAGGAACATCATGAACTACACGTACAAGATCACCACGTTTACAAATGATTTGTTCCCAATCCGTATTCAAGAAATACTGTTCGGGGCGTAATCTAAGCTGAGCCATATGAAAGCGGGCATGCTTGAAAATAGTTGCAGCACTTGTAATCCCAGGAAATGAAAGTGCTTCAAAGTCAGTTGCTGCTTGAATACCTGCCCCCGCAACTGCGCCATAACCATCATTATACACGATGATCTCATCTGGTTGAAATCCTTTAGCTGCATTCATAAATTCAATGCGAAATGCATGCGGGACTTTTGTATATTGACGTGCCCCCCGGAAACCCCAAGAATTGTGTGGTGTAAAATGCTGCGCAATTACGGTGCGCGGACGATCAATAACAACGGTATGTAGGCCTTCAACAACGTCTGGAGATGCTCTACCAGCTGCTGCAATATCGCGTAAAAGATCTTCTACACTTACTTTCTCAACAATGACGTTATCATAGCCAAAACCATTTGAACGGCAATATACATGCCAAGATTCGAGTGTTGGCAAATCAATCAAATTATCAGGTACTTTTGCGATATTGCCGGGATGTTGTAAAACATGTCGATACAATGAGGCGGGATTTCTTGTAGGTCTTTCAATCCATGTACCTGTAGCAGAGTCATAGTCTTTTGCAATAGATATAGCTGTTGCTGAAATACCGTCAACATTGCCACTGATCTGGTTAGTGGCAAGAATACGCAATGCCGACATCGCAATTGGTACTGGAGGTTTCACAGGCTTAGTATCTGCAAAGCCGGTAATTGCAAGCAAGATCACTCGATCTAGGATTGTCCAGCCAACCCCAAAAATGTCGGCGTTATTTGTAAAGGTCAAGTTTTGTACGCGAACTTGGTAACGTCCATAAGGGACGTTGATATAGGCAGTTTCAGAAAAAGCGTCTGCTTCATATGCATGAGCTTCGCCAGCTGACCCAAAATTTAAATCGCCGTACTTATTTGTGGCTACAGTCATTGAATCAATGGTTTTTGAGCCCGCCTCAATTTTAAATATGCGCTGTGTATTATCAATGGCAATTAAATTACCGCCGGTGAATGCAAATGGTAATTCAGCCCTCTTATCCAAATACTGCCCTACAACAGTACCTACCACTTGAATTTGCCAAAGAGTCCATTCACCGGCCCGTGGTGGAGGTACTCGAGGAAATGATACAGGAGCTCCAGGAGGAGCGTTAGCGATCAAATTTGCAAGTAATTGACCGCTTGCGTCAATAGTATATCCGGTCGAAGGACTTCCTGTACGAAGTACAAGGTTACCCATGACATCCATACGGATTTCATGACAAACTACAACCGCCTCTAAAGTAAGGTCTGTATTTATGTTATAGAAAGCTGTAGGTAATTGATAATTAGTTTCGGGAAATGATGCAGCAAAGCGATTCCATCCAGTTATAGGCGCCAGCGTTACATCATCAATTTCGCGGTATTCAATTGTGATGCGTGCAGGCAATGTAGATTGGCCTCCATTGGGATGGATTCTGCGCAAACCTTGGGGCCAGTGGAATAAAAGACTGATAGCAGAACATTTGCTAGGCAATGTATATTCGTATTTAGGCGATGCCCAAGTATTTGAAGGATCAACAAAAAAGTTACCCGCTACAGTAAATGTAGTGTTGGAGGCTTTTCCGACAATTTCAGCTTGAGCCCATCCAATGCTAGCTTGATAAAAAGTCATGAACCAACCAATCTGCCAATCAGGGCGTTCATACGCCGGATTTGAAGTAAGCATTGAAATGGTGGTTGTACCTGAAACTATGGTTTCGGCTCCATCAGTTTGGGATGCCGTACGTAGGAGTTCTTGATTGGGGACTAACTGAAATTTGTCATTACCGTAAACATCGGTAATTGTACTCAAATTGTCGGTAGGAAGTCCTGTAAGAGTTTTAAGCATGACTTCATCGTAATTATTGATGTTGTCCATACCAAGACGTATTTCCGATATTTCAAGAGGTCCATAACCCCAAATTAAGAGCATGCGGATATACGAGATTGCACCTACAGCTTCAATGTAATTCTGGGCGCCAAGTGGGGCTGTCATGCGATGCTTCCCTAACACCACAGGGATAGGAGAAAACAATGAAGCCTGATTCTGTCCGCCAAGCAAGATGTTAGCAGTTTTACCTTGATCTATGCTAAATTCTTCGGTTGGACGAACAGGGAAAATTGCATTCAACAAAGTGTTGGCTGCGTACAATCCAAGCCCAAGAATGATAGGCGATACATAAGGAGCCAAAATGAGTGCACCGACTTGCAAAGCCACATTTGCAATGGAGCGGAATGTTTTACCGCCTTTGGGTACAACACGATACTCAATGGTATCAGTGGTTCCTGGAAATGTTGTTGCCCATGCTTCTTGATCAATCTGCTTACCATTGATCTTGAAGATGCCAGTACAATCAGACTCAAAGCTTGGAATACCTGAATCAACCAGAAGCTGTTGGAGCATTTCTTCCAAGTTTTGGCCTTTTTTAACATACATAGGCACTCGGTCCCATTTCAGGGGATGGAGGATGCTGTTAATAAGAACAGTCTCGGCATCAGCAAATGCGGCTAACTGCGCTGCTTTGAAAACGCGATCATGAAGTTCATTATCTGGGGTATTGTCAGTAGGTGTATAACGATAAACACCTTCAATACGGGTTCCCCAAAGAAGTCCGAACAATGGTTCAATGACAACATCTTGCCCGCGACGTGCATGAATAAACTTACCTTCGCCGACATATACACCGACGTGTGCAAGATAACCACCGACATGAAAGGAGATTACATCACCTGGCTGGTATGCTTGACGGTCTGCAATCAATGACCAGTTAGCCTTTTTCAATGCGATTAATTCGTCAATTGATTCATCGGACTCAGTTTGATAAGTCCCCTCTTCAGGAGTCAAGAATGATGGAAGCGCAATCTTGAAAACATCGGCATAAATAAGCCTAATAAGTCCCCAACAATCCAAACCCGCCCGAGTGCGCCCATATTCTGCATACGGAATACCTACATAGTCATTCCACCATGTAAGTGATGCGTCCTGAACACCATTATGATTGTGGTATGTCATTAGAAGAGCCCTGGAAAGTATGAAGGTGTGAAACTATGTGCTGGAAATTGTTCTTGTGACAAGGATCGCAAAGTCAATTCACTTGCAATCTGATTTTCGTCATAAGTAAACCCAACCATCCTAAATGTAATTGGTAACTGTTCAAGTACGTTAGGTGTTGTACTAAGAACAGTCTCTACGAGAACTGTTGGTGGTTCTGTAAACTGCCTCAGAATAGGAATAAGCTCACCTGTAGGATCTTGAATCGTCAATTGAATTACAGGTGTTGAATCTGGTTTTGAATCAGGCATTATAACATTCAACGGGACATATTCAAATGGTTGTGTACGACTAATAACGCCGTAAACAACTTCGTCAGCCGTTGTCGAGATCCGCTGAAGCCAATTGTCTGCAATACGGTGCACCCCAGCAACACCAGCGCCTGAAAAAGTCAGCAGGTTGATGAAAGTCGCACTAGACTCTCTTGCAAGAACTTCATTGATTGCTGTGGTTGTTAACGTCATGGCAGCAACTCAAAGGAAATAGAAACGCGTGATAAAACGGGGGGTTCAGACGTTAATTCATATGCAGTACCGTTATCTTGAAAAACAATCCGTGCATCTACTATTGCACCTGTTCTCGGATGCGGGTAATTGAAGGGGGCTGTATATTTAATGACATTTTCCAAGAAGTCATCCAAATAACCAAGCTGTACATCAGTCAACAAATATGACACACTAAAAGTACGCGGAAGTTTGGATTTGAAGCGTACTTTAGCAGGTCCTTTATCCATCGGTGATGATAACACACTGACCCGATGAGTTTCGTCGAACCTTGCAAGAACCCCTTGGGGTAATGTAATAGGCCAATTGTATGTTGCCATGATTTTGTGACCTACCTTGCAACTATCAAAGGCTTAGCGCCTGTCATATTACGTACAGCCCTGTTTGTAGAAGTCCCGGGGCGGCTAATTTTAGAAGACACGACTTTATCAATGGTTACATCCAATGCGGGTTCACCACGACTATCAACAACCTGAGTGGCACTTATATTAGCACCCACTTTGTCATTAATAATAACTTTCATGAACTGCTTCTTACCTGCAGGTGTTTGAGGCATTACAGGCGTGTATGTATCATTGGCCAATGTTGCAGGCGCACGCTTAGGCGTTGACACACCCGACTCAAATACATTACCCAAAGCTCCTGAAATACCTGAAATCAGTGTATTGAAGAAATTACCGCCCCGTTTAAAGGTCTCATCAAAAGAAATTTCATCAGCCTTATCTTTTTCAGGCATTGTTTTAGGGGTTGATTCACGTTCAAAAACCTGAAATTGTTCAGTAGTGGAACTCCTAGGACTTAAAACACTCTTAATGCTTCTGAGTAATCCGTCAAAAGAATTTTCCTCGCGGATTATTTCATTATAAACAGGTCCCGTAGTTGAAGTTTTTGATGACTTCGATACCTCAGGGGTTGCAAACTTTGGCGTCTCAGGCACTTCTGGTGTTTCAAACTTTGGTGTCTCAGGCACCTCAGGGGTTGCAAACCTCGGCGTAGTTGGGGTTTCAAATGCCGGAAGCTTTAATACTTCCGGTGCTTCAAACTTCGGTGTCTCTGGTACTTCTGGTGCTTCAAACCTTGGTGCTTCAAACTTTGGCATCTCAGGGGTTGCAAACTTCGGCGTTTCTGGTACTTCAGGGGTTGCAAACCTTGGTGTTTTCGGCGTTTCCGGAGCATCTAACTTTGGCGTTTCCGGCACCTCTGGAGCATCTAACCTTGGTGTTTTCGGCACCTTAGGGGTTGCAAACTTTGGTGTTTCTACTTCTGGTGCTTCAAGTTTTAGCACCTTAGGGGTCTTTGGTGTTAGTACTTCTGGTGCTTCAAACTTCGGCGGTGTTTCAAACTTCGGCGTCTTTGGTGTTACTATTTCCGGCGCTTCAAACTTCGGAGTTTCAAGAGCATCTAATTTTGGGGTTACTGGAACCTCAAACCTTGGTGCTTTTTGTGCTTTTTGTGCTTTTGGTGTCTCGAGAGCTTCAGGAATCTTTGGTGTTACCGGCGTCTCCGAGGACTCAAACATTTTCGGTACCAATGGTACTTTAGGTACCATTGAGTTGTATGTGTTGTTTACTATTTCCTGAATTGAATTGGTTGTTGATTCTTGTGGTGTGTTGTTCAGTATTGTGGGTTCTTTAGGAATTACATTAAACACCGGCGAAGCTTGACGTTCAAGAAGTTGTTTTGGCTGTTTAGATTGTTGTGACTGTTTAGATGCAGTCACTTTTTCTAAAGCGCCTTCAATACTTCCGGTCAACGTATCAAAGAAATCTCCGCCTTTATCACCGCCCACATTATCACTAATGACTACTTCCGTTGCCTGCTTTTTACTTCCGACAGCTTTAGGCACCAAAGGAGTGTAAGTATCCTTTGCAAGTGATTCTGCTTGGCGTGCTCCCGATGTTTTTGAGCCAAACAAACCACCCAAAGCACTTCCAAGACCCCCTATTAATGTGTCAAAGAAGCCTCCGCCAGCGCCTTTTCCAGAATTCCCTCCAAGTGTTGGGTAAGGTGTTGTTGGTTTGAAGATGCTGTTTAAGATCGGGTTCATCACCTTAAGCATCAACATTTCAGACAATACGCGTTTCACCATCCCTTTGACAATGTCGATGAAGGTATTAGCATTGACTTTACCTTCAACAACGGCATCAGCGAATGCATCAGCAAATGATTTAAAACCATCTGCAACTGTTGTCTGCATAAGTTCAGCAAGTCTTTTAAGTCCTGCAAATGGGCCTTCGAGATCTGCTTGTAAGCCTTTAAGAGCTGCCCCGTATTCAGCCGTCAACCTTTTAACTTCAGACAACGGTACTTTGGCATCGATCAGGCGATCGCGGAAGTCTTGGATCTTTTTGTTGATCTCTTCCTGCTTCTGGAAGAGTTCATATGCTTGAGGTCCTTGACCAACGGCATTACGTTCAGCCCTAAGTGCTTCAATAGCCTGGTTAGCCTCACGCGTAGCCTTTGCAATTCGATCTGCATACTTATTGTCAACTTTAAGTTCTGGAGGTTTGGCAAGACTTGCAAAGTCAGGTTTCTTGGCAATCTGCTGAAGCTTATCCAACTGTGTGGTATAATCTGTAACAGATGCCTTCATCTGATCAATGGCGATTTGCGTACCACGGATCTTTTCATCTGTTGTTGGAAGCAGTTCATCAAACCAATCGGTATTTGCAGGCCCCGCACTTGACGGTTGGAGAGCATCTGCAATGTCTCTAATCCAACCACGCAACTTTTTACGATTTGCATCTGTACGCGTAAAATCGGCTCTATTTGATGCGGAAATGCGCAAGATATTCTGCTGCGCTTCAACCATTGCCTTTGTTTGGGTTTGCAATGCTTCAATCTGTGCCTTAACGTCGCTAATCAACTGTTGCGTTGTTGACTGTGAAGCAACCTTCATATTCTCCTGAAGCTTGATGTAGTTGTCTACTGACACCTTCAGGGGCGAATTAATTACATTAGCAATACCCAGTGTTGTGCCTCTCAAGGTTGCAACTGCGGTTACAACTGCTGTAATGAGAGAAATCAACCGCACAAAAGGCAAAGCATTTGCAGCTAAGCCAACGGCCCTGATTGGAACAATCAAAGCAGTGAAGCCTCTAACAAGCGCAAAAACTGCTGTAATGATACCCGGAGTTGCAAGACCCAACAAAGCGGCCGCAGCAATCCCAGCTACTTGACCAATAGTCGTAAGATTTTGCGACGCCCAATTAATGCCTGCAGTGAGCTGTTCGAGAGCATACTTAAAGGTGGTGGAGTATCCAACAGCATCATTCAAGGACTGATTGAAGAAGTCCATTGCATTATAAAACCGCCCGATCGAAGCGGTAAGAGAGTCAATTCTTTCATTGACATCTACACCCAAGATCTGTGCAATAGCTTTTGAGAATGGTTCCAAGAATTCTTCAGTGGTGACCTTTCCTTTGCGGATCAAATCTGCTAACTTTTGCGTAGTAGTACCCATTGCCATTGCAGCAGCTTGCATTGCAATAGGAAGTTGATCACCTAACTGACCTTTGAGTTCTTCCATTTGTACAGTGCCTTTGGAAAGCATCTGTGAAATGGCTTTAAATGTCGCTTCGACCTGAACACCGCTGAGTTTGAACTTGGCTGCTGCGACTGAGATATTGCGGAAGATGTCAATCATCTTCTGACCTTCAAGAGTCGTGTTCTTGGAGGCTGCTTTAACGTTTGTCCATTGTTCTGCAAGCACTACAAAGCTGTTGCCGGTTTGATCAGCAATAGCTTTCATGATTTGAAAGTCAGCACCTGCTTCATGTGCAGAACGACTTAAACCCTGAAGACGAGATTCAATTCGTTCAAATTTTAATTCCGTTTGAATTGCTTGTTTACCAAGCTCATACATACCCACGCCAACGCCTGCAGAAACTGCAGCAACAGCTGCGAAGGAAAGTGACAGGCTATTTGTTAACCCTGCAAATGAATTGATGCGAGATCCAAGACCAGACAATGGGCCAAACGCTAGAGCAAGAGCTTGTGAGAATCCATGCAATGCTTGGTTTGAACCGTTAATAGCATTGCGTGTACGGTTAAATGAATTCTGAGATTTTGCAGAGAAGGTATTCAGCTGTTGCGTAATTCGATTAACCTGGGCTGCAAACGCATTCATTGAAGCCGTTGCAGCGCTAAGGGCTGCAGTGTTAGCTCCAACATTGAACGTCACATTGCCCAGATTAATCATTTGCGTCCCTCAAAATGTAGTCCCTGAATTAGGACTGAGTGCTAAACGTGATTTGCCTTTTCCTCTACCTTTACCGGGTGTTGGCGTATCACGTTCCCGACGTATTCTCAGATATGCTAACCAATATGCATAAAGCCTAGATGGCATATCTAGAACTTGGTCTACTGGGATCTTCAGTTCGAAGGCGACGTGGAAGGCGTCGAGGAGCCTTGCGTCGC